CTCCGCCATTTCAAGAGTGATGTAGAGAACGTTCCTGCCTTGCAGTAGGACGGAAGAAGCAACATGGCACATAAAGAGACTTTTTCCGACACCCGTACCAGCAAGAGCGATATTGAGAGTCTTATTGGGTAGACCACCTTTTGTAATTTTATTAAAATAATCAAGATCAAATTCAATCTTGTCTTCTTTTCTGTGATAAAACTCATAACGCTCTTCATAATTTTGTAAGTAATCGTGACCAATATTATTGTCAAAACTTACAGCAAGAGCATCAGAAAGAATGCTAGGAATCGCATCACGATTTTTCTTTTCATTATTGCCATCTGCAATGTGGATTGATTCCATAAGTGCCAAATAGATGGCACGGTCACGACACCACTTTTCGGTAGTGTCAAGTAACCATTGCTTTTCTACGGGAGAATCATTCAGAGACTTATTGATTTCTCTGACTTCTTTTACTTGCTCTTCAGTTAAATCTGTGCGATTTTCTACCTCAATATTGAGTGCTTCGATAGTGATTGCTGAACCATATTTGACAATGAATTGAACAATCTCCTCAAAAATGACTTTTTCGGATTTGCTCTCAAAATAATCTGGTTGTATGAAAGGAATGACTTTGCGGGAATAATCTTCATTGTATATTAAATTTCTGAGAATTGTAGTCTCAATTCGTTCCATAAGAGAATTGTTGTTTCGCGGCAGCATCAAGTTGCTGCATTACTTCTTCTGTAAAATACTGCTCAGGGTTTTTCAGAATTTCCTTTCCATAGATTTTCTTTCCATTGATTTCATATCTACCAGCAACATTCTTCCACATTCCTGCCTCTTCACCAAGTTCGAGAAGACCATAATATCGATCAAGACCGCGTTCATCATAAAAAAGACGAATCTCCACATCTTGGTTTTCCTTACTCAAACGTGATTTATGAGTCTTTGCCTTAATAATGTTTCCAACGATTTCTGTTCCATCTTTCTCTTTTTTCTTGCTGAGATAAATGATAGTAGAAGCGGCGTACTTAAGACCACTACCACCACCCATTTCTTTAGTAGGAACATAAGATCCAATCACATCATAAGTATGATTTGTCACAATCATAGGAATATTTGCCTGCCCCAGTTTAAGAGTGAGCATTCGGAAAGCGCCTTTGATAAGTTGTGATTTAGTCATATCACGAACTTCTTTTTCATTTAAAGCATCGGTAATTTCCTTACTGGTAGAAAGCATTCCCAAAGAGTCTAGCACAAACATACAAGGATTGCGCTCTCCTTCTGGTTTTTTCATATAAAGATCAACCGCCTTAAGTGCTTTAGTGCGAAACTCTTCTACGGTGACAACATTAACCACGACAACCCTTGATGTGTCGATGCCACGACTTTCCAAGAGGGATTTTGTAATGGCAGCCTCAGTATCAAAGTAGAGACAATAACCATCGGGATGATTATCGAGAAAATTCTTAACAACGGCGATGCTGAAGAAAGTTTTTCCAGTAGAAGACTCTCCAGCAATAGCAGTAATCTTATTCCCAGATACACCACCAAATATGCTACCTGAAACCAGTGCATTAAGAATGTACGAACCTGTGTCAACATAACTCTCAGTCTCATCAATATCCGATGCTATTTTAGTATAGTCATCACCAATTTCTTTTACAATATCTTTAAGAAAGTCCATTATTTTTTTTCTTATTCAAGTAATTTAATTTATATGCCCAAAGTTTGGCGTGTAAAGTAGGATTAGAATTCTTTAATAATAAAATAATTGATTCCAATTCTTGATCATTTATAGGAAGTTTTATCATGCCACCATCCCATATTCTTCACGGAGAATTTTTTTATAGGGTAAATTTTGTTCCCTAAGTTCTTTTACAAGTTTAAGTTTTTGATAAAGTGCAGTATCTCCCCCCAAATACATGGCATTGACAATTGTTTTCAATTCTTCATCATTAATAGGTAAGTCCATTAGTTAAAAAATGATTCTAAATTTACAGTATGTTCAGTTTTCCATCCAATTGAATCAAGAATGGACTTTAAAGGTTCTACAAAACTCTTTTCAAATTGTAGGTCATAATCAATGTATTTGTCAAGACTAAGTTCTTTTGGAAAGTCTTGAATAAATGAAATAATATTCTCTTGAATGATATTCGGTTTTTTCAAGTATATAAACTTAATTTTTTCACCATTACCAATCAAAGAATACTTATTAGTGAGTTTTTTCTCCTTTATATAATGATTAAAAAGAAGTGCTCCACGAATATGAATCGGAGTTTTATGAGCATAGATTGTAGAGGATGATTGATACTTACGCACATCAGAAGCAGTTCTTGGGAAAGCAATTTGCTCTGGTGGAAGTTTTTTGAATTCTGACCGACATTTATCAATGAAGTTAATCACATCATCTTCAGTGCCACTCATCATCAACTTCAAACCATCTTTAATCATTTGACGGCACGGTGCTGGAGTAGAAGATTTAACTGCTTCAATACCCATCATTTTTAGTTTAGGTTCTTCATATCGAACACCCTCACTATCCCATACATTGAGAATGTATCGTTTCTTAGCAGTCCAGATTCCACGCTCGGCAATATTCTCACGCTTCATCTGCATCTTTTGATCATAGGCATTCACATACTCAGCCAATTCTTTGTAGCAACCTTCAATATACTTTTCAAGTTCCACCTTACAGACCTTATCAAGGAACGAAACAATGCCTTCAGTAGTTTTCTCTCTTCCTTTGTATATACATTCAACCAAAGGACCCATATTAAGATAAACAGAATCGGTATCTGAAGCAATAACATAATCTTCACTATCCGTTTTTAGAATTTTGTTAAGATATTGATTGAGTTTATTTTCAATCCAGCGAATTGCAACCTGTCCTGAAAGTGTAATTGCTTCAGCATTTGCTAATTTGTAATAACGAAAATACTGATTACCAATGGCACCATAAGCAGAGTTAAGTTGAATCTTTCTTGCCATCTGAATATTATTACATCTGGCAATCTCTTTTTCTAATTCCTTAGTTTTTTTCTTTTCATATTCTTGCTTAGCAGCAAGCATTTTCTTTTTATAAATCGTGCGATCTTTGTAGATCTTATCCATTAGTTCTGGAAGAAATCCACGCACATCTTTGCGATACATTGCCCCATTAGCACAGACAGCATAATCTTTGTAAAGTTCAAATGTAATTTCTTGATTGAGAATTTTATCAACAGTTACCGTTGGATGTTTTTCCTCAACAAGAGTTTCTGGACTTACATTAAACTGCATAATCAAATGAGGATATAGAGAGTTTAAGTCAAAGTTGACAACCCAATCATACATTCCAGGTACGGGTTCTTTAACATAAGCACCTGCATATTTTGAATCTTTTTCAGACTTTTCTTTGGGAGGAATTACAATATTTCTCTTCTTGAGATAGTTGTAAATGATTGTATCCCACATGCGAACTTGAGAAAATACATCCTCATAGTTTGCCTTAGCATCATATGCCATCGTAAGAGCAAGTTCAATTAGTTTCATCTTGTCTTCCAAACGGTCAACAAGTTCTACGTCCTTGATGTTGTATTCTACAAACTTCTGCCAACCCTTTGTATAAAAGTCTTTAAAAGTATCAAACTCAGAGTGGTCTAGTTTTTTCTGGCCTAACTCCACACTTGCGATGTAATCAAGTCGATAAGACTCCTGTGCTTTGTAAGTAAACTTCTTATAAAGATCAAGATAGTCTAACTGAGAGATTCCACCAATATCATAACAAAGATGTTTGCGCCCAGAGATGTAAGTTTCATCTTCGGTCACCAAACCCCAAGGTGACAAACGTTTCATCAGTTTTTCACCCAGAACACGATCAATACGGCGAACAAGATATGGAATATCATACAATTTGCTATTCCATCCAGTTACAACTTCTGGAGTATTTGTTTCAATCATCCACCAATGAATAAAATCATTTAAGAGATCATATTCAGTAGAAAAAGAACGATACGAAACATTTTTTTGGTTATTTTGAAATACACCCTTTCCCCAAGTATGAATCTGTTTTGAAGAATAATCTTGAACAGTAATCAAGAGAACTTCTTCTGCTGCAGATTCTACATCAGGGAATCCATTTTCAGATGCAACCTCAATATCAATCGTAGTTACTTTAATCTTATTAATATCAAACTTAAGTTCTTCTTCGGGATAATTTTCAGAAATGTATTGATAGATATATCCAGTATTTCCGTAGATTTTAAAGTTTTCTACACCCTCATATCTTTTAATGAATTCACGACAGTCTCTAACGGATCCTGGTTGAACTGATTCGACATATTCACCTTCTAGAGTTTGATATTTGGTTTTTTTATTAGAGGGGACAAAAAGAGTCGGGTCAAACTTCTCACGGGTCATAAAGTGTTTACCACTTTCATAACCACGAACCAAGAAGTGGTCCCCGACCATTTGCACATTTGTGTAGAATCTCATCAGGTAGTTAATTCAAGATACTTTTCAATAATTTCTTCTTTGGGATCTACGATAGTAAGTATGCTATCAGAATGAATCATCATTTCTCTTTGATCAGTAACATCTGGCCAAGGAGTTAAATTTCCTTCAACATCAATCTTAAATGGATTAATCAGTTTGCAATCTGGTTCTCCAAGTTCAGATGCAACCTCAATAATTTCGGTCACAATTACATTATCAATTTTCAGTAAGAGACATTTGATTGATTTTTCCATTTACCTTTTCCTCATACATTTGTTTAAGTGATTCAATCGGATTTACCAAAGTTACAACCCAGTCTGTTGCTATAAGCATTTTCTCATCTCCAGTAAGTAAAATCCAAGGTGTCAAAGAAACTTGAATCTTAGCATCATATTCAGATTCCTCCGATAACAATATGCTTCTTTCAGTTAAGACCTTGTATGGATTTTTGAAGATGTATCCACAAACTTTTTCTTCGGAAACCAATTCTTTTACATCACAAATAATGGTTTCACCTGTTTTTAGTAGTGCAAGTTTGACTGACATTTTTTAGTTTCTCCTTCAACTCATTATACCCAAAAAAAGAGGAGGTGTCAACTGGATTGTGCCAGTTACCTCCCCCGTCTGCGCCGACGATACAAACTATATAGACAATTCTTTCTGATAGATTGTGGTCAAATCAGGTATTATTATTTAGAGATAATCCTTACGAGCATGATGCTCTGGAACTATTTTCCCAAGTACGATCCGTAAAAGTCCGTCTTCAAATGTGACTTCGCGTACTTCTGTGTCGTCGGATAGAGTCCACGCTCGTTTAAAACTTCTGCTAGCCACTCCCTTGTGGATAAACGTCCTATCCGATTCGGAATCTGCCTTTTGTCCTTCGACAAAAAGTTTTCCATACTCTGTGTATACATTTACTTCTCCTTTTTTGAATCCAGCAAGTGCAAGTTCTAAATGAGATTCAACATTATTTATTTGAATCAAATTATATGGTGGATAATTTGTCGAAGATTCGTGTAAATTAAAAATACGATCCAAATAATCGTCCATTCCAATGCTATTGCGAGTAATCCTCTCCATTAAGGCAGGAAGATCTGCAGCAGTGTACCTTGTGAGGTTAGTCATTATAGTAGCTCCTTTAAAAGCGAGTTTGTGTTTTGTAGACCCTTTCGGCGTCCGTATATAATTATAATACTTCTTACAAAAAAAGCGGGTGTAAAACCCGCTCTTTATCATTCGGCATCCTCTACCTTTTTCTTTTTAGAACCAATATTATACTTGGTTTCCAGAATCCAATCTCCTTTGTCCTTATAAGCAAGGACTTTGATTTGATTCAAAGGAGCAATGTCTTGAATTTTGGTAAGATCGACAATAGTAATTAATCCCCAATCAGCAAGAAGTTGGGCAATACGATTGCGGCGCTGAACATCATTCACAGTAAGGTTTGCATGTTTGCCATCAAGAGCAAACAGTTCCTTAAAGTGAACGAGATAATATCTACCTTGCTTGTGTAGAATATGGCAAGACTGATAGATTTTCTTTTCCTTTCTTGAAGCAACTCCGATACGGGTCAAAGTCTCACGAACCTTAAGAAAATCATCAGGTTCGTTGAGAATCACTTCAACCATTTGGTCGGGCGTCCACTTCACTTCAGGTTCTTGAACGACACTCATTTTGTTCCTCCAGTTTCAAATTTCGATTTAATAAATGTTAGTTGTTCTTTAGTAAGAATCCTCAAAGCTTGTTTTGCCTTCTCATTACTATAACCATAATAACGTTTGACATAATCAAGGTCTTTGATTTTATCTTGACGGATCCAGGGAGAAAATCTCTTCTTTTTCCTCAGACTATTTAGCAAAAAATCATATTGCATTTTCTTTGGAAGGAAATGATAACGATTCATTTCATTTGCATACATAATCGAATCGATATGTCCTGAAAAACACCGATTGATGATATAAGGTGCATACTCCTTCTCAAGTGAAGGGTCTTCGTCAATCAGGTGTTGTTTTGTCTGATTAATACTATTCAACCAATCTTTTAGTTCCATATTATCTAATAATTTCTAGATCATTTCCAGGTTTCCATAACTCCAGTTCACTTCTAAGTTTGTTGTCCTGAAGCAACTTATTGTACCTTCGTGTTGCCTTGATCTTCCACCATTCAATTACTTCTTGAGGTTCATAACCAAACTTAGACATATAATATCTCTTTTTCTCAGTTAATGATTTTGCATGTTCAATACATTGTTTGAACTCATGTAACTTTGTAGCATCTTGAAGAGACTTTATGATGATTGAAATCATCTTAGTTTGAATCTTTAACTTCTTAGAAGATTTATCTGCAGAGATTAATCTTTCCCCACCATTGGCATTATTATTAAACCACCAAAACATTTCACGAAAATAATCATCATGAAATAATGGAAGAAAATTACTTTCAGTATCTCCTATATGTCGAATATAAGGTTTAAGACCATCATACATGGATACTCCTTTTGTTGTACCGTATAATGAAGTTGTTTCAAAGTATTGAAGATCAGTTCCATACTTTGTATCAAATTGTCTTTTGAGTTCATTTGAGGATGCCAGAAGAGCAAGAAGTTTTCCACCAAGATAATTATATCCAAATGGTTGCACAGGAACAATATTAAAACCCATCACAAACTCATGATTAATTTTAGATAATGGTAATACCTCTCCAAAGTAATCATTTCTTGGTTTTGAATTAATTGTCGGGGAACCAAAACGAACTACACCAATAATTTTTTCTGTAGTGTCCTCAGTAACAATCCACTTAATTGTTCTTCCTGGAATTGCTTCTTCAATTGCATTTGAAGCAGTTATGTTCAAAATTTCAGAGTATAACTCCTGATTATACTTTGATTTTGGTTTAGAACTGGTATCAACCTCATGAATTGTAAATGACATATCATTTGGGTTAATACTAAAATCAGAGAACATTTCATCTTCTGGACCAAATAATTTTCCAGAAGAACTAGACATTCTACTCCGTTTTACATACCTCAAATAATCATCAATTCTATTAAATTTTGAATAATAGTCAATAAATTGATCTGCTGCCCATATCGCATCCTTTTCAGATAATAAACTCATACCACTAAAAACTGAGTTTCATATTCAATAAGTTCTTTTGGAGTTTCAATATAATTACTAGCAGGTTTCATATCTTTCATATACCATTTTGATCCATTCGTCTTTTCCAATAAGTGAATGTTTAAATGCTGATACTTCTTATCAGTATGAGCATAAATCTTAAAATCATTGTCCCTGTTGGAAGTTAAGAATGAAAGACTTCTATTTTCTTCTGGAGTAACAATAATTGTAGTACATGCCATAATGAATAATTCACGATAAAGATCATAATCATTCAAATACTTATCAGAATTATCCATAATCATTCTACCAATAAATTGAGGAGAATAACAATGATCTTTACAAAGAGCCCATTCAGGTTCTTGTTTTTTCTTTTCTACTGCTTTGACACTAATTAAACCAGAAGGAACTGAAAGAGAATGTACTGTATTATAGAATGAATGAGTGATTGCGCGAACTGTATCCTTACAATTTCTGTTAGTAAACCACTCATCAACATTTGCTTTCAAACCATTGAAAGCAATCCTACAATAGGTTTCAACACGATACTTTTGCTTTGGTTGGAGTTTAGAAAAATTAGAGTTCATAATCAGGTTTGTTGTACTTAAGGTACTCAAAAAAGGTAAGTTTCATTTCTTTCTGCGTCATACCACAATGTTTTGCGGCAGCAGGAAGAGTCATTTTAGCACGAAAGAGACCTTCGTTCGCTTCTTTGACATTCTCAGGAGTTGTTTTGACTGGATTCTCCTTTAAGGATTTATAATCAATTTTATAAGGGTTCATCGAAATTCACATTCACACATAATTTCAGTAAGAGCAGCAATAAGATTTATTTCCTGGTCAGCCACGAATGCACATTGGTATTGATACTTAGCAATAACAAGAACGGCAGCAGGGATAGATTGGGGTGTAAGGCAATCATAACAGGCGTCATAAATCCTGCGAAGTAGAACAGGAGCATCGTTGTCAAGGTTGGAGACCACCCACTTACGAACTTCTGTGAAATTTTTGTCTTTGAGTGATTTGATAAGTTCATTTACAGATACATCAGAGAAAGTTGCAAGGATACCAGAGTCAATTTTACCACCCGTAGAATACCTTTGAATTTCATTTAGAACTCTTCTGAAATCAGGGAAATGTTTTGATACCAGTTCCGCAACGACTTTTTGATCATACTCAATTTTTTCCGCATCCAAGATTTGTTGAAGTCGTTTAAAGAAACTTCCTGCAAGTTGTGCTTTTTGCTTTCCCTTAATTGTGAAGTCGATGACGGCACATCGTGAGTGGAGGGGTTCGATGATCTTGTTCTTGTAGTTGCAGGTGAAGATGAATCGGCAGTTGTTATAAAATGCCTCAATATTCGCCCGTAGTAGGAGTTGAACGTCGTTGCCTGTGTTATCCGCCTCATCGATGATGATGACTTTGTGTTTAGAAGATCCCGTAAGTGAGACGGTCGAAGCGAAGTTCTTTGCTTGGTTCCGTACAGTATCCAAGAAACGTCCTTCGTCGGATCCGTTGATGACATAATAATCTGCTCCTAATTCGTTACATAGTGCCTTTGCAATTGTGGTTTTACCAATACCAGGAGGTCCGGCGAGAAGAAGGTTTGGAATCTCCCCCTTATCTACAAACTCCTTAAATGTTTTTTTAGTATCATCGGGAAGAATACAATCCTCAATTACTTGAGGACGGTATTTTTCAGTAAGAAGAAATTCACTTGCCATAATATTACGAAAATTCTTTGGATAAGGTTTCAATTACATTTTTAAACTCACTTTCGGGAAATGCCATTCTCCCAAGATTAAACAACCTCCGCGTTAAAACTGTATTTTCATAAGTGTATCCTTTTGAATTATCCAATCTTTCAACACTTATAGCAAATGGATGATGTTTAATGTAGTTGAAATTTTCATCTAAATTTAGTCCGCTCCAATAGCATTTACCATCTTGCTCTTCATATTTTTGTATTAGTGTTTCTTCCGTCAGTAAGATTTCTTTAACGGGTCTTTTATTCACCCTATTTCTTCCTTGACTATAATTCACATTTGCTAAAAGTTTTTTAGCGGTTTTTCTGTTCATAATAAAATCCAATCAGGTTTAGTTTAGCACGACAATCAGCGAAAATCAAGAACCTTTTTCTTTTCTTCGTTTTGCTGCCTCCTTCATTTTTTGCTTCGTTTCTTCCGTGTGTTTTTTTCCATAAAAAGGGTTATTTTCACCCTTTCTTAATTTACTTAATTTTTGTTTTGTTTCTTCTGTGTGTGTTTTAAAAAAAGATTTTCCTTTTAAAGAATTTCTTATTTTATCCTTTGTTTCTTGCGTATGCTTTTTACCATAACGAGGACTATCTTTACCTCTTTTACCATAGAGAGGATTATTTTCCCCCTTCATTTTTTCACTTTGATTTCTTTTTAGTTCTTCTGTTGGAATATATCCACTTCTACCTTCGCCACCATCAGATTTGTTTAATAAAATACCAGTTCCCAAATCTTTCCTACCAATAATAAAAATCATATACCTTTCGTGATTGAATGCTTCTTCTTCTGTAAGATTTGTTTTGAGTTGTATTATTTTACTTTTATCTTTTGGAGTAGCACAAGGTTTTCCAACTTTTCTATATGCACGGTCTCCTTTACCTTTACCAATATAGTAGGGAGTTCCATCTTCACGCAAATAGGCGTAAGTGTAATACATTTCTGCTCTGTTGTTTGTTCGCATTACTATTTATAAGGGAGAGCATTTTTACTCTCCCACCTGAAAAGTGCGAACAAACCAGGCACCATTATTTATCTAACCAAGAAGGTCGCCTTGACGGCATACGAAGATAGTTTTCAGACACCCAAGGTTTGGATGCGATGTACCTTTTGTATGCTTCAAATGTATCAATAGTGTCGTCAAACTTCCACTCCTCAGGCATAGCACGAGCAAATGGAGTCACTTCTGTAATCTTACCTTTGGGAAACAAGTAATATGCATCCACAAGAGTCTTATAACATGAGTGAGTTTTATTATACCGCAGGCAATATTCATCTGACAAGTTTAGTCCCCACTTAATTAACCAGTAGGCATTATGGATGCTCTCCAGTGCCCACTTGGTGCAAGGATGATTGCGGAATGCTCCTTTCTCGGTCTTGTATGGGGTTCCATCTGCCTTAGGAAGAGTACCGTACCCATGCCCCCACTTGTCAGAGGCAACAATAGAGAGCATTTGACAGCACTCTAGGGGCATCTTGACAATATGCTTGTCGGGCAGGCAAATGGCGCTCTCAGCAGGCCAGGGAGAAGTTACGAAGATGTTCATTAGAAGCAATACTTTTGAACTACATATCTTACTTTATCTGGTTTAGTTTCCATCCAAAATGCCTCTCTTTCCATATTAACAATAGAGGAACCAAAGTTCTTTACTGAAATCTTTAAATCTTTTTCCAAATTTTCAGAAAGACTCATTATAGATGGAGAAATTCCTAATGCTTTAATTTCTCTCATATTTTGTTTACATGCCTGAGCAACATGAACAGATTCGTGAAATAAAACCATATTAAAATTGTAATGAGGATTTGGTTTTGAAAGAATCCTATCAGTACAAAATATTATAGTTTTTGATCGATTGTCATACCAACCAAATATGTCATGTTTTCGACATATTGGCGCATTTTCAACTACCCGAATTTTTTTGGAGATCATATTATAGATCTCCATTCCTTGGGGAGAAAGATAAAGAAGAAAATCCATCAGTTAAAGGAAGAGTCTGGTTCCAAGGCAATATAATACTTCAGATTGTACTTGGAATTCGTGAACTGTGACAGTAATTTTTCTGACACAACCACATCATAGGATCCAGGAATGATCTTAATGTTTTCAACTTTAAAGTTGAACGTAAATTCAGAATCAGTTTCACCAACAACAATAGCATATTCATTAGAAGTGTCATTTTTCTTATCGCGTACCACCAATTTAATAACACCCGCTTCACCGATAGCAGAGAGATCAGGGAGTTGATAAACTGCTGCAGCCTTCACCAGTTTTTCCAAAGAAGTGCTATCCAACTGAAAACAAACATCTTTAGAAGGAAGATTGATCTCTTTCTCTGGAGGAGAAATAATCACATTAGGATCTGCAAAGAAATACTTTACACGTCGCTTACCTTCTTTGATACTTAGATAAGAATCTTCTTTAAAATCCAAATCAGGATCATTATGAAGACTCAGACCATTTAGAAATTGATTCAGATCATAAATGGCAAAATCACGAGGAAACTCTTCAGTAATATCTGCCTCTGCCAGAATGTTTTTTGCGACAGAAATAGTGCGAAGTTTGTTTCCTTTCTTTACAAGAATAGAGTTGTTAATACCAGCAAAGTTCTTAAGAATAGTCAGGGTGTTGTCAGAAAGTTTCATAGTTTTGTTTTGAATTTTCATAATCAGCGGAATTCGGTCAGTCCATTATCTTTGCGAGAATAATGTTTGTCAAAGTGAAGCAGTAGCATAGCATAGTGAATGACTTTCATCAAATCACGCTTATTACGTCCGTCCTTATCCCCATAACGAGAACCATACTTTAGGATATTTGCTTGACAAAAACCTGCTGCCAGTTTCTTTGCTGCCATCAGATCAATTGTTTGAATATCAGCATAACCTTCTTCATCGCCACAATAATGACCATGATATGTACTGGTCACATAATCTTCAACATCTTTGAGAATTTTATCTTCATTATATTTCCAGAGATGATTAGTAGGTTTAGTAACACTCATTAGTGATGATGCAGTTTCGGTTTTAAACGATGTGTCTTCAATACTGGTAATAAAATCTTCAGTATTAAAGTTTACTTGATAATTTGTATCTGAATAAATGTAGTCGTCCATAATAAAAAGGAAAGAAAAAAGATAGTTTTATCTCCTTATATTCTATCAGTTTGCTTGCTGCTCGTCAAGATCGTAAGTTACATACTCACCTTCAGGCATTTTGAAATCCACATCAATTTTATCGTAGAGTTCCATAAATGCTTGCTTGGTCTCATCATCAAACCGATTAATACAAACTTGAAGTGCTTTTGCTTTATCCTTGAAGATACTATAAGCGCGGATAATATGCACCAGACGGCGGGTGCTGATGATTTCCTCAATACCACCATCGTAGAACGTCTTACGGATCACGTCCGACCAATCACAAAGACGTTTGCAAAAGTCGCGGTCTTCCACACCCAAGTCCAGAGCAACCCCCTCAAGGATCTTCTGCTCGGTGGCAGGAGCAGGATAAGACTGCTCAAAGGTCACAGGAAAACGCTCCAGGAATGCCTCATTCAGAACATTGGTGCCGATGAAGCGCCCATCATCACTACCCTTACCTTTGGTGTTGGCAGTGGCAATCACATTGAAACCAGAAGCAGGTTTTACAAACTTGCCAATCTTTTTCAGGAAGACACCTTTGCCTTCAAGGATGGATTGGAGACACAAAATTTTGTTGCTAGCGAGGTCGATTTCGTCAAGAAGCAAGATTGCTCCTCGCTCCAATGCCTCAATGACAGGCCCGTTGTGCCAAAGAGTTTCACCATTCACAAGACGAAAACCCCCGATAAGGTCGTCTTCATCAGTCTCAATCGTGATGTTGACACGAATCAATTCACGCTTAAGTTGAGCACACGCTTGCTCCACACTGAACGTTTTACCATTACCCGAAAGACCCGTAATGAATGTCGGATAAAAAAGATTGGACTGAATAATTTTTTTAATATCATTAAAGTTACCAAACTTGACGAAGGTATCATCTTTATCGGGAATGAGGTTTTGTTCTACTACAGGAAGAACTGCAGGTGCTTGATACGAACGCTCAATTTCTTCAACACGCTCTTGCGTCACTTCAAGATTCCAACGACCACGAGCAGTCTTAAAAGGTTCAAGGCGACTAGTAACAGTGGGATAAGAAATGCCCTTAGAAGCACAATAACCACGAACATCACCAGCAGAGAACTCTGTACCAAACAGAGATTTAAGATCGGAGATGAGTTGTTCGTCAGTCACAGAAATTTTACGAGGCATGATGTAGTTAGGTGGTTTTGTTTTGAACTCTCATATTATACCCACAAAAAAGGGCACCTGTCGGTGCCCAGTGGACAGTTTGGAAAGTGGTTTCAAGCCTTATTTTCTTTTCCTCTGTTTGAACTTGAAGTTCCTCTAGCAAGTCTCACACCAGTCGCTTTAGTTGCAGGTGGTTCTCCATATTGACCACCACCACCAGGTCCAGGAATTCTTGGACTAACATCTTGCTTATAACGATTTTTTAACTCATCTCTTCTATTGTTAAAATCATCAATTCTACTTGGAATAGTAAAACCAACACCACCTTCAACGATACTCTGCTTCCACTCTTCACTCATATTTGCCATAATAGCAAGTGCTGCTTGATTAGTATCGGCATAACCTTCTGCGACCAGGTGCTCTAGAATAACATCAAAGTTATCAAATTCTTCATTAGCAAGAGACTTTAATCCATGCTTCTTAACATGCTCACCTGCACGACGACCTGCCTCATGAGTTACTGCTGCTGCCTTTGCAACTGTTTTACCAGTTTCTCTGGCAAGTTCCATTGCTTTACGATGACGCTCCATACCAGCAAGAACTTGTCTTGCAATCGCATCACGAATTGGTCTTTTCTTTGGTTGTTGTGCCTTTGCTTCCGTATCAGCACCTTTTGATTCTGGTTCTTTTTTCTCAGTTTCAGTTCTTTCTTGTGCTGCTTCAGATGCTTTCTTTTTTGCTGCTTTCTTTGCTGCTTCTTTTCTATCAATTTCTGCTTTTACTTCTTCATAAGACTTTCCACCAGTTCTTTTCTTCGCTGCTCTCGCTTCAGTAAGAACTGTAAGATCTTCAGAAAGACTATAAACAAATTCAACAAAATTATCAAGACCAACCTTTTCAATCAGAATATCAATACCATCTTCATTGAGTCCATAAGTATAAAAGTATTCGGTTGCAACTTCTACTATGTCCTCATCGAAAATAGTATTATTATACTCTTCTGATTGCTCTCTAAGATTTTCATCATAAACTGCATTATAAAGAAGTCTTAAATCGGATACTTGTTGTGTATTCATTTTTTTTCTTTTTATTATAATTTTATTTATCTTTTAGTATATTTTTTAGTAGTTGAAGTTTTTACGGAAACTGGTTCAGCAACTGGTTCAGCAACTGGTTCAGAAACTGGTTCAGCAACTGGTTCAGCAACTGGTTCAGATACTTGCTCTAAATTTAGAAGATCTAAGAATCTACTCATTACCTTAAAAAAGTGATCTATAATATTTATCATGCTACCAACTTTACAAATTCACCCAAAATTTTCTTATTCATTTTTTTAGTTTTAAGACTCTTAGCAAAGGCAGATTTAATCTGTGCTTTTGTAGCATCCTCTGCAACAGTGAATTCGGATTCCTGTGAAAGAGAATTTGCAGAAAGACCAAAATAAGAATGATATCCAGACTTCTTGATGGTAAATGCCTTTTCTTTCTTCCAGGAATTCATCACCTTATCATATTCATCACCATAATACCCATAGTAACGGCGAATAAAATGTCCAGCATCACGAGACTCAAGAACACGAATACCAATAAAGTTGATGTCAGTAAACTTATCCCTCAAATTACGAAGAAGAACATCAGTAAAATCATGATATTCCCCATCACAAGAGTAAGTCATTCCAGTCTTACGATCCCGAATAAAGGCATTTTGTCCAATATGTGCAGTTCCCATATAAGGTTCTTCTTCCCATCGGCGTTGAACTTCATGATGATATTTAAGAAGGCATCCCTCACCATCAGTTAAAACAACACACTGAACCTTTTGAAGTTTGTTTTCTTTCTGAAATTTAGGAAGAATTTGATGCAGAGCAATCAGCGATTCATTCAAGGGAGTTCCAGAAAGAGTCAAACCTGGAGGAGTGCTGTAATAACAGTGGGAATTATAAGCAAAAGAAACTGCAAGACGAAATACATTTTTCATTTGCTCTTCAAGAGTTTTTCCATTCACTTTACTAGTAAGAAGGTTCATCAAAGAGAACCATTCACCAACCTGAATAAGTCCATCTTTCTTTTCGTAAGAAAGTTGACGCATATTTGCTTTACCATTCTCATCATACTTCACTAGAGGATAATCAGAAGTAAAGGCATAAACCTCAAAAGGAATAGAAACCTTTTTACAAAACCACACAAGATTAAAAAGTTGCTTGATGGTATCTTCCATCACATTTGACATAGATCCAGACCAATCAAGAATAAAAACCAGTCCATGGTTTTTGCCATCAGAAAGTGTAGTTACTTTCTTAAACAAATCTTCATTATATTTGTAGGTATGAAGTTTAGAGCAGTCGAGAACGCCAGTGCGAGAAGTTGTAGCACGAGCATAAGAATCTGCTGCCTTACGACATTCAAACTCTTTCACAAGATAGTTGACTTCCTTTTGAGCAGAACGCTTAAACTCGGCAAACTTTTTATCAACTGCAGCAAAAATATCCTCATATTTCCATCCTTGTTCCTCAACATAATTTTTCCAATATTGCTTGCAATTAGAATGAATTTCTTCATTTGGGACAATGACTTTATTCAGGTCAAGTTGAGGCAATTCAAGATAGACATTCTCATATCCATCGTGATTGACAAGTTCTTTCAGTGCTTCTTCCAGAGAGTCCATCGTTTTGACTTCAGGTTCTTCATCCTTCTCGACACCCTCATTTGTGGGTTGTTGTTGCTGTTGAGAATTCTCATCAGAAGAAGGAGCACCATCAGAAGATTCGGACTCAGGTTGGTCGTTTTCACCCTCCTGCTGATCAGAAAAATCAGAGGCAGGTTGCTGACTCGCACCACTATCCTGAGACTCCAGATTATCCATAGGAGTCTTAGTTTCTTCCTGTTGCTTTTGCTTACAATACTTGTAGAGTGCCTCTGCGGCAATCAGAACATCGGCAAAGGTCTCAGTATCGGCAATCAGATTGATGATTTCAGTCTCTTCACCAGGTTCAACAGGAATATCTACATAATTACCAACCTTGAACCACAGGTTTGCACGGTCGGCAAGATTATAAGTTTCTACATTATCATCTTTGATTTGAAAGAAGTCGTCATCAACAAGTTCCTTATAACCGTTATAGAAGGTCTTGGCGAGACCAGCATAACGACGCTTCATCAGTTTCTCAATACGAGCATCCTCCACCACATTCACAAACTGCGGCGGGACTTTGTAGTCTTGTGTCCAGTCAATATCGGGGGTTTCTCTTGAATGCCCAACTTCGTGTGCTACAAGAAGATCTACAACTGTGCTACTTGCCTTCCACATAGGAAGCGTAAGAACACGAGTATGGACATTAAAGCAAGCGGTCTCTACCTTTTTATGCTCAACTACAATATCTTCTTCCGCCAGAAGTTTGGCGAGCATTCCTTTAATTTCGTAATTGACGGTCATTTGCGGTTTTGTGATATGTGATTATCATACTACCCATATAACTCCACACACCCCCGATTAGGACACTTTTACAACTGGACACCTACCTAGAACCCACCCCTCACCAGGACACTCAAAACATAATTTTTGAAAAACTCCATCATTCCACCATTTTTTTCCTGCCGCAGAAGGTGGAACAAGACCCAATTTTTTAGATGCTTGACCTATTTTTCTCTTATGCTCATCCGTAAGTTTTTTACCCTTTCTTAAAATACTTTGTTTCTGCCTAGTTTCTTCACTTACATATTTTCCTGTGTTTATTTTTCTAAGATTTTCTATTTCATCTTCACTTAATTTCCTTGAATATAATCTCCCAAGAACCCAACCATCACCAGGACATTCAATAGTGTGCTTATCTACTTCACCGTTGTTCCACCATCTTCTTTGAGATACTTGTTTGGAAATTAATTCTTTTTGTTCTTCTGTTAGTTTTTTATTTTTATTTTTTTGTCTTATTTTATCTTTGGTTTCTTCACTTAAAACTCTACCAGAACTTCCTTCGCCACCATAAGACATATTGATTAATATACCGCCTTCACTTTTTAAACCTAAAATACTAATAATATAATTTTCGTGTTTATAAGCATCAAACTCCGTCAAGTTTTTCTTTAAAAACAAAACTCTTTCTCTTGGTGGAGGAGACATATAAGTATCACCTCTTCTATGCGGACAATATGCCCGATTACGAATACCTTTTCCCACATAATAAGGCGTCATATCTTCTCTCAACCAAGCATAAGTATAATAAGTATTTTTCATTAGGGCACACTCTTTTTACTCCACACTATTATTTATACAAGTTTATACAAAAAAAGAGGGTGGTGAAACCCTCTTGTGTACCAGTTTGAAAAGTGGTTTCACAACCAGTTAGGAAGTTTCATACCTGCAGGTGGTTGTTTCCATCCATGTGGACCCATAAGAGATTTAACTTCACCATATTTTTTTGGATCAGTTCTCCTCAATTCTCCCATTTTTTGAGTCCACTTGAATTCTCTTTTAGTTAAAGATAATGGTTTATTACCAACCATTATTGGTTTACCACCAACTGCAGGATTTACATCCCCTTCTGCTTCAACAATACTCTCAATCCATGCTTCACTCATAGCACCCATGATTGCTTCTGCGGATTTCTCATCAGATGCAAAACCTTCATCAAGAAGATATGAAAGAACTTCCTCACGAACTGAACGAGGATTGAAATAAGGATTTACATCAGAACTATACTGAGTTCCACCAACATTCTTACCAAGATGCTTTCTCATTCTTCTTTTCTTTTCCAACTCATATTGCTTTTTTGCACTTCCTGGTTTTGGAACTGGTTTTCCAGTAATTCCAACTTCTGTTCTATCTTTTTCCTTTGCCATTGCTACAAATACTTTTTAGATATTTATAAAATAAGAAGCGCCCCGTGAGAGGCGCTTCTTGAGTGCTTGGCGTCTTGCCTTTGCTTGTCGGAGTGCTTGCGGTTTTAGTTTCCGCTTCTGATCCTTTTTGGAGTGATGGTAGCGATTGGGGACTTGCATTGTTCTGTTTGTTTATGATTCTACTTTATATGAGAATCCATTACGCTTGTCAAATCTTGTGACACTTTCGAATTTGTCCTCTAGTCCAGTTTTATGAGAGATCACAAAAATATTAGCATCCTTAATCACATAACGAATGATCTTAAGAAACTCTTCAGTACCAAAACCATCAAGAGAAGAATCAAATACCTCATCCATAATCAGTAGATTAGTATTTGCAGAATTTTTTAATTTAGCAACTTCTCTCCAAGTAAAGAGAAGAGCCAAATCTACCCTCATTTTCTCACCTTCAGAAAAAGATGAATATGAAAAATTTTCATGAATTGGAGATTTAATTGTTTCGTTAAATTCTTCATCAAGATAAAAGTTAATATAAAAATCCATCATTTGAAGATAACGATTCACCTGCTGATTTATGAACGGAAGATACTTTTTAATGATCTTCGTTTTTACACCATCATCCTTAAGTAAGGAGTAGGCAAAATCGTAATGGACGATTTGTTGTTTTTTATCTGAGAGATCTTCAATTGTCTGTTGGAGATTTTCCTTAAATTCTTCTAACTTCTCATGTTCAGTATTTCGGTTTGCAAGATTCTCGGCAATTGTTTGAATTTCATGTTCAAGATCTCGGATTTGTCTCTGGTTGAGGGAAATCCTAGTATTATTTTGAGAAATGCCATGCGTTAATTTAGTAATCTCCTTGGATAAAGCAATAAATTGACGCTCTCTTTCTTGTTCGAACTTTATTGTTTGTTCAAGTTCTTCATAACCATCCTTAAGTTCCTTTGCTTTATTTTGAGCATCTGTAATTCTATTTAACCGAAACTCTTCCTCAATTGTCTGAGTGCAAGTGGGGCATACCGTATTCTCAGTGAAAAACTTATGCTCTTTCGTAATGACAGATACTTTCTGGGAGATTTTACCTCTAAGATTGTTTAGTTTTACTAACTTATCGCCAGCACCAACAACCTCTTCTTGTTCCTTCGTATACTTAATTATTTCTTCTTCAATACTTGAATTCTGAATCATATAAACGCCAATTTCTTTGTCTAAATTGGCAATTTTTTCTTTATTGGCATTTATATTGGCATTTCCACGATTCTCAAGTTCCTCAATAAACCTCTCTTGCATATCAATCTTATCACTAAGATTATCCTTTCTTAAATTTAAAGATCTAATTTCTTCTTTTTGTCCTTTGATCTTTTCTTTAACTATAGATCCCATTGCAGAAAAGACTCTAATATCCAAAAGATCTTCAATCACTTCACGGCGATTTGAAGAAGTGAGTTGCATAAAGGGAACAAAATTGCTACTACCAAGAATAACAATTTGTGTAAAAGATTTATAATTTACTTTAAGAATATTTTCTTCTAAGATTTTTTGATTAGCACGATCATCAGATTCCTTATGAAGAAGAACTCCATTTACTTCAATATCAAATATATTTGGTTTAATTCCACGACGAATCAAATATTCTTTATTGTTGGTCTTAAATTCAATTTCAACTACACAATCTTTTTCATTTACACTATTTACAAGTTGAGGTTTTGTAATTCCTCTGAAACTTTTATTAAAGAGAACAAAAGTAAGAGCATCCAACATAGTTGACTTTCCTGCACCATTTGTTCCAACTATGAGGTTTGTATGATTTTTTTGGAAATCAATTTCAGTAAATTGATTTCCGGATGAAAGAAAGTTTTTATATCTAATCTTTTGAAATACTATCATTTTTAGGAGGAATTACAATATCTTCAGGAGTAATCACTGCATACTTATAATTATAAAGTTTGCAGGTCTTTATAGCAAGTTCATCATCAACTTCAACAATATCCATTTCTTGCTCTTCTTGATCTTCAATCATTAATGCATATCGAGTAGCGTCATCTTCTTCCTCAAATAGAAATAAAACTTTATGCCCATATTGGTCTTGAACAGCATAAGCACCGTCGTCTTTTCTATCTTTGAGAGTGAGAAGAAACATTTACTCTACCTCGCAAGCTTGTCTATAGAGATCTTGAAAAATATCTTTGATAACATTTTTGTCAAATTCAAATTCGGATTCATCAATGTAACGATTTAAAATTGACATGGTATTTTCTTCTTCAGTAATTTCAAAATCTTCATTTTCTTGTACATTAAAATTTTCTACAATTTTGAGATCTTGTACTCCTATTTTATAAAGTTTATCAATAAATTTTTCAAAATCTTTTGGTTTAGATTTTTTACGAACAATAACTTTTACGATTTTGTTCTCATATTCGGTTGGGTCAAATAATTGATAAGGAGTATCTTCATAATAAATGTTATAGAATAATTTATAAGGATTGTTGATTGGAGTGTGCTCTAATGTTTCCGTATCAAAAATATGGAAACCACGAGTGTCATTCACATCAGTCCAATACATTTCATAAGGATTGCCTAGGTAGAAGACTTTTCCATTATTTGATCGAGTGTGATAGTGTCCCGAGTAGACCCTATCGAACTTGTCAAATAGTTTGCTCTCCAAACCGTGCTCCATGATGAGTTGTCGATTAACTCTAAATCCTTGACATTCAAGGTGCCCCATCGCACATTTGCTAGTCGTCTTTTCAATAAGTTTAAAAGTTTTTTCCTCATTTTCTTGATTAATCCACGGTAAAAATAAAATCTTCAATCCACCAATATTAACTTCAGTCGGTTCACTATAAGTCTTCACATTAGAATAAGTTTGAAGGAGAAGTCCTGGAGAATTAACACTATTGGTATTCTTAAAATATACATCATGGTTTCCTGTCACCAAATGTATGTTTATTCCCATTTCAGCAGCAGGGTCAAACACAACACGTTTAGACCACTCCAATGCTTTAAAATCTATAGATTTTCTATTATCAAAACAATCTCCCATATGAATAATTGTTTTGATATTCTTTTCCTTTAAAGTTGGAAAGAATACATTTTTATAAAATAATTCAAAATAATCGTGA